AACGAAGGATTTAACTGGAGAGACAATTGGGCAGACGCAACTGCTTATGCTCCTGGTGATTCAGTTGGTTACGGTTCATCATCTTATAGATGTAAACTTGCTCACACATCTTCTGCTGTTGTAGGAGACGCTAAGAGACCTGATTATGATACAGGCGGAGTTTACTGGGACCTAGTTGCTGAAGGAGATTCAAACTTTGTTACCACTACAAGAGGTGACTTATTAACAAGAAACGCTACACAAAATATTAGATTGCCAATTGGTACATCTGGTTCAGTTGTTCAATCAGACGGAACAGATGTTAGTTGGACAATACCTGGGGTTACAGCAAATGTTTACTTTGTTGCTAAACACGGTGCTGACAACGACCCAGCTTCTGATACAGGTAGAGGAACTTCATTAGACAAACCTTGGTTAACTTTGCAATATGCAATGACTTGGATTAACGCTAATGTAACCGCTGCTACATTTAAAACGGTTTATGTTAAAACTGGAGAATACGAAGAATCATTACCTATCATCTTATCTGCTAATACACAATTAGTTGGAGACGGTGTTAGAAGTACAAGAATTAAACCTGCTTCTGGTAACTCAACGGTTGCTGGATTAACAAACACTCCAAACAATCGTGCTGATATGTTTAGAGTACATAACGGTACAACGGTTGCAGGATTTACATTTACTGGAATGGTTGGAACTATGGGAACTGCTGACTCTTACGGAGTTGCAAGACCTAATACTTCTGACGGTGCAACACGAAGTGGTGTTGTATTTGCATTAGACCCAGGAACTGGAGTTGGCGATACAACTACACACATTACATCTAAATCACCATTTATTCAGAATTGTACTCACTTTGGATTTGGTTCTGTTGGTATTAAGATTGACGGTTCATTACACAACTCTGGAAACAGAAGTATACTTGCAAACGACTTTACACAGGTAACTTCTGACGGTATTGGAGTTTGGGCATTGAATAATGCTAAATCAGAATTAGTATCTGTATTTACATATTACGCACATCACGGTTACTTATGTGATAGTGGTGCTGTTATGAGAAGTTTGAACTCAAACAACTCTTACGGTGAATACGGTTCAACTGCAACTGGTATTGACGCTGGTGAAACACCATATACTGGTAATGTTGATTTAAGAAACAACGAAGCTCAAGTAGGAAGAGTATTAGTATCTGGTTCTGGAATCGGAAGATTAGAATTACAATACGCTGGAAATGCTTACACTTCTTCAAGTGTTGCAATTGCAGGATCCGGTGCTTCTGGTGCTGTATCAACAACTCACGCTGATGGTGCTGTAAACTTTGTTAAAGTTAACACTACAGGATCAACACACTTTACTACAACAGGTTTTGCACAAACAGGAACTTCAAGTACAATTAAACTTGCTGCTTCTGATTCACAACCTGATGACTTCTACAATGGTATGAGAATTACGGTATATACAGGAACTGGTTATGGTAACACAGGTGTTATCGCTGACTATGTTGCTTCTACAAAAACTGCAACGGTACAAAAAGAAAATGGTGTCGCAGGATTTGATGTATTCGTAAACTCTGGATTATCAGCTGCAACAACTTTTGATACAACTTCAGGATATGAAATTGAACCAAGAGTTGCTTTAAGTGGTGGTGGTTCTCCTAGTAGAAACGCACTCGCAAGAGCAGTTGTAGAAAATCAACAAATTTCAAAAATTCTTATATTAGACGGTGGTGCCGGTTATTCTTCTGCACCAACGGTAACAATCACAGACCCTAACGCAAGTACGGTTGGAACTGCAACATCACATATTGGTGACGGTGTAATTTCACAAACTACGGTAACAACAAGTGGTTCTGGATATAAAACAGAAACAACAACTGCAACTATTACAGGTGACGGTTATGCTGAAATCTCTAGTGAAGGTACTGCCTTTGTTAGATTAACAGGATTATCTAAATCACCAACTGGTGGTGACATTGTTGAATTTGCTGGAATATCCAATCAAGCATATTATGTTGTTAGTGTAACCGGTTATAATGCTGGCGCTGGACTTGTTAGAGTAAATCCTAAATTTACAACTTCTAACACTCCAACACACTCCGAGACTGCAACATTAAGAAGTAATTACTCAAACATTAGATTGACTGGACACGACTTCTTGGATGTAGGTACTGGTGATATTACTACAACAAATTATCCTAACACACCAACACAATTACCTGACGCAAATGATGAAATATTTGAAGCAGATAGAGGAAGAGTATTCTACTCATCTACTGACCAAGACGGTAACTTTAGAGTTGGTAACTTGTTTAGAATTGAACAGGCAACTGGTAAAGCGACATTGAACGCTGAAGCATTTGACCTTTCTGGATTACAAGAATTGAGTCTAGGCTCAAACGCACAAGGTAACTTCGGTGCTACAATTAATGAATTTAGTACTGACGGAACATTAGCAGATAATTCTGATACTGCTCTCGTTACCGAAAGAGCGATTAAGACTTATGTAGATGGTCAACTTGGTGGAGGACAGAATGATTTATCAGTTAACTCATTAACTGCTGGTTCAATTACTGCTTCTGGAACAAGTATCTCTACAACAGGTACGAGTGGAACAGATGTTAACTTATCTATTGGAACACAAAACAATGGTATAATTACTCTTTCTGCACAAGCACAAACTGCTATTGCTCCAACGGCTGCAAATGATTTAGTTAATAAGTCATATGTTGACGCACAAGGAACTCCAACATTACAAACACTTTCAATTGATGATGAAGACTTATCATTAAAGAGAAGAGTAATAACAAATGCAAATGAGTTAATACAAAAAGAAAGTGCTTACTTTGATGGTACGGACGCAACTGAAGGATTTGAATTTATCAACGGAACTATGCAAATAAACATTGATAAATCTGGAGACTTGGTAATAGAAACAACATAAATAATAGTTAAATAGGAAGATATAAAAATGGCAACAACAAAAACTAGAATTGGTAATCTGTTCTTCAATTACCAGGGTGATTATTCAAGTACGAAAACATACTTTAAAGATGATGTTGTATTACACAACAATTCTGATTATATTTGTGTTAAAAATTCGTCTACTACAGGAGTAGCACCTGATACTGGAACAGAAGCTCAACAAAAAAGATATGCAAGGGTAACTATTGCTACATCAGCAAGTACTGGTGGTAATGCTTACAAATGGGACGGTGAAGCAACTTGGCCTCAATCAGAAGTACAATACAAAATTGGTGATACATTAGTATTATACCAAGACGGTAATGACTTTGATGATAATAAGATTGCATTTTCTGACTCTGCTACTTCAAAAGAAACAAATTTATTCCACACAGATGTAACCTATATGTTAGACGGTAAGTCTGTTGGTGGTGGAACTGGAAGCGGTGAATACTTTAACTCTGGTACATTTAACAATGCTACTAAAAGAGAAATTAGAATAGAGATTACTGCTGAAACTCCAAAAGAAATTTATATCTTCAACTTTGATAATCCTTCTGCTACTTGGGGACCTAAAATGGTCGTTGCCGAAAACCAAGTATGGAAAGAAATCAGACAATCATTTAAATGGAGAGGTGACCATAGTGAAGCTTCTGTTGTTTACAATCCAAATGATATAATCAGAATAAATGTTCCTGTAGATAATGACTTTTCTACAAACAATCAATATTCTGGAGACCAAATTCAAAAAATTAGATGTACTTATGTTTGTTTAAGAGAACACACATCTGGTGTCGCAGGTACTTTACCTTGGGACCAAGATACTGATACAGACGCAAACAAGTATTGGGAAAGAATTTCAGAAGAACATCAATTTGATGACGAAACAATTACAGATAGTGGTGCTGTTGCAACATTAGATACTTCATCTACTTCTGCTTCACCTGCTAGACAAGCAGGATATTATCCTTTTGTAAATACTAATAATGCTACTGCCGCTGCTGAAAATAGTGGTGCAGGAAGAACTGGTGGATATAACTCTCCTCAAGTACATATTACTTGTGAAGGTTACCAATCAGTTAAATCAGTTGGAAACTTTTCAACTGCACATTACAAAAGAAAACCTGGTATATACAGAAACTTAACACAATCTTCATCTTCTGGTGCTGGTTCAAACTGCACATTTGATATTGAAGTAGATAATAACGGTGCTGTTATTTCAGTTAAAGTTACCAAAAAATCACTTGGTGGTCAAATGGGTGGCTTAGGATATGCTGTTAACGAAACAATTACAATGGGTGACTCACTTCTAGGAGCTGGCGGTGCACCTGACTTTACTTTTGATATATTATCAATTGGTACTTGGGGTGCTCTTCAAATAGAAATCGCTAGAGACCAAAAAAGAGGAATGCAAAACGCACAATGGGAAAATGATGACGAAGCTGAAATGATGGGTGGTGAAAACAACCTTGTAGGTGATACATTAGGTGTTGACGCACAAGTATTATATTCTGGTGCTGCTATTGCGTTTGATGTTGCAAGTACACAGAAAAAAGCAAGAGGTTATCAAAACTTCTTTAGTGGAAACAGATTAGAAGCAATGGCATTATGTAATGAAAACGGACCTATTGGTGATGACCATCCGTTATACAGATTGCCTGGACAATTCCAACAAGCGAATTGTGTTAACTGGCCTTGTTTCATTAACGGTAGAGGTTCAATTACAAGTTGGGGTTCAAACTCTAACGGTCAAAACGGATTAGAACAAGGTTCTATTATGACTGGTGTTGGTATGGTATTTCCATTCCTAGACTGGTACAGAAGTACAGACAATGGTGGTAGTGGTATTCATACTACTCCTGATGGAGAACCACCAAAAGCAATTCAACTATTATCTGGATATGAAGTTGGTATGGCACTATTTAATAATGGTGAAATATACCATTGGGGTTACGGAGGTCACGGACAAAATGGTGACGCTGCTACTTCAAACAGAGGATACACGGTAAGATGTGGTGGAACATACCAAGAAGTTTATCTTGCTGCTAATACTTCAACTCACACATTGAAAGATACAAGAATTAAAAGAATTTACATTACTAATTGGGGCGGAGACAATAACACAAATACACATAGTTGTTATGCGTTAGATACTGACGGCGAACTATGGGCTTGGGGTTACAATGGATACGGTCAATTAGGACAAAACAATACTTCTGATTTAAATAGACCTACAAAAATTAATAAGACTACTTACTTCAATGGTAATAAGATTGACGCTTTCTGGACTGCTGGTGCAGGATACGCTTTCTGTTTTGCTTTAGATGTAACCGGTAAATTATATACTTGGGGTTACAACGGTTACGGTGTTTTAGGACACGGTAACACAACTAACTTATCAGTACCAACTGAAATTCCAACTATCGTTTGGGATAACGGTGCAAGTAATCCTGGTAAGATTAAAAAATTATTAGTAGACTCGCAACAATCATATCAAAGATGTGCCATTCTTACTGAAAAAGGTAAGATATATTGGTGTGGAAGAAATGAATACGGTTGGGCGATGATGGGTAATACTACAGATGTAAGCACATTTACAATTATGTCTAATGGTCCAGGTAGTGGAACATATTCTGATTGTCAAAATATGTGGTTTACAGGAAACGGCAGATACGCAAGTTTCTGGACTAAAGATAGTAAAGACGAAATTAAGTGTTGTGGTTACAATGGTAACTATGAACTTGGTATTGGAAACTCAACAAATCAAACTGCTGCTGTTTCACCAAAATGGCAGATAAATGGAACTACAACTTCTGACTTACACAACATTAAAGACATTGGTTGTAATAGTGAATATGGTAACCAATGGATGTGTAATGTATGGGTATTAACATATGACGGATTTATGTTTAATACTGGAAGAAATAATTATGGAATAGGTGCTCAAGGTTGGTCGTCTTCTTATAATGACAGACAATCAACTAATGGTATTGAAGAAACAGATGATTACTATTTCCAAATGCAAAGAATGCCTAATTACGCTCACGGAAGAGTTGAAGATGTAAGAGGACGAGGTTACTACTCTACAGACGGTAACAGATACCACTTTAGAGAAATTAGAACTTTTGATAACAGATACCTAATTTGGGGTTACGGTGGAGACCATATGCAAGGTCAAAACGACGGAGACTATTGCTCTATGCCACAACCCGCTGTTTTAGGATAGTATAAATATAAAGAACAATTAAGATAGGAAAATAAAAATGGCAAAAATTAATCTCGGAAGAATTAAATTACAATTCCAAGGAGAATTCAATAAGGACCAACAATACAGACGAGACGATATTGTTTATCATAATAACGCAATGTGGATTATGAAACAAGAATACTTTGCTGATGGTTCTTCTGCGTATGCTCCTGGTACAAAAATATTTGGATATAATCCAAAAGACTATACTGGTGACTTCTGGTCAAATGACCCGAACTTCAATGGTGTAGATAGCACTTTTAATCATACACAATATTGGACTGAAAATGAAAGAAGAGGCGAAACAAGTAGAACTGACCAAGACGGTAATCCTATCACAAAAAACTCTACTTACGGCTCTAACGAAGACGGTGCAAATGAAATTAGACACGATTATATTGATTCATCATTAGGAACGGTTGTTCGCCATCAACAAAACTTAATGGGTGAGTATGACGCAATGTTTGCTCAATGCGAAGATGACTATGACCAATTAGACACATATAATCATTACGAACAAAATTACTTTAAATACCATTATATGCCTGTACACAATACTTTTAGTGTAGAGGTTAATGTATCAGGTGGTGTTCCAGATTTCAAAATTGATAACCGAGTAGGTAACGATACTAAAGGTAGACAATTTGAAGGTTATAGAAACTGGGAAAACTTTAAAGAAGGACACACATACAGATTTTCACAAGACAAACCTAATAACAAATATTATCCATTAGGTTTCTCTTATACTTCTGACGGTATACACAATGCCGGCGATACTGGTAAGTCATTAGGACAAGATCCTGATGGACCTTACTATGTTAAAGGTACTGCTTCAAATGGTGATAGTGGATTCTTTTCACCTATGTACAAAACTGAAGCGGCTGCAATTGCTGAAGATACAAGAAGAGGTGGTGCTGGTGTTGCTCATAAACTTTCTTTTGACCAAGGTGATGTACCTGGTTGGGAAACAGAAGCAAGTCCATCATTACAAGGACATTTACATTCAGACGGAACTCAATTAAAAGATACCGTTGTATCTGTATTGACAGACGCTAGTAATAACACATACTTACAAGTATCAAATGCTTGGGCAGGACAAACATCAGGTGGTGTTTCTGCACACGCAAGAAAAACAATTTATATTAACACAGGTGACTCAACTGAATATCATTCAATCACTGGAAGCACACACTCATATGTGTATGTTCAAGGTGCATTAAAAGTTGGTTCTAATGTTTCTGCTGTAATCACTCAACAAAGAGACGATACAACAACTACAAACGATAGTGCCGGAAGAAAGATATTATTAGTAAATGGTAAACCTGTTTATCAATTAGTTGGCGAAGCTTCAACTGCAACGGTTGGTGGTATCGCAGGTGCTTATCAAGCAATTACAAATGCTGGTGCTGGAACAACTACTGCTCTAGGTGCAAGTCCTACTTCAAACGAAAATTTAGTAGACTTGTATATGCCGAAACTTACAGACCCAACAGCAAATGTTGAAAGAACAATGCAAGTTTCAGTTGCTAATCCTGGTTCAGGAAACAAATACTACATTGATGGTGTTTTACCAACTGCAACTTCAATTATGTTAGAAGAAGGAAAAACTTATAAGTTTGACCAATCTGATAGTACAAATGCTGGACATTTATTAAAACTATCTACAACTTCTGACGGAACACACGGTGGTGGTGCTGAACTTACTGCTGGTGTTAAATATGTAGGTACTCCTGGAAACAGAGGTGCATACACAGAAATTAAATTAAGAAACGGAACAGCAAAACTTTACTTATATTGTAATGCTCATTCTGGTATGGGTCAAGCTGCTGAAACTTTTGATGTTTCAACAAATCTTGGAAAAACATACGCTCCTGGAAATATTAAAAAGTGGCAAGGTTACAACAAAAACGGTGTTGTTAAATATTACTTAAACAACATACAAGTTGACGAAAACACTTACATTGAAACATTTTTCAATGATAATAATACAAAAGATAGAAACTATCCTAGAACTATGCCTAATGGTAAAGTTAAAGGTGGAAACAAATATACTTTTGAACATATGGCAGGAAGATATGTTGAGATAACTATTCCTTATCAAGCAACACAATCAGACGCTGAAAGTACAAAGATATATCCATTCTGTTTAGAACCTACAACGACTGCTAGACAAACTTCTGGAATGTATAACACATTCGGTTGGGACATTGAAAAGTCTTGGAGAGGTTACAGACATTGGGACAAAGTACAATCTTCTATGAGATTTAGAGGAGAGTTTAGTCCTAATACACAATATAACTATAATGATATTGTTTCATACAAACCATTTAAAAGACTTTCTACTGGTGAGAAATTTTACAAACACGGTACTGGTTTATACAGATGTTTAAGAGACAATAGAGGAAGACCACCTCAACACGGATTCCAAGAACCTACAAGGTCGCCATTGATGACTAAATCAACGGTTACTTCTGGAAGATTAACTGGAAGAAGTGAACACGAACAAAACAATGAGACAGGTAAGAATTATCCTGCACATATTCAATCGTACCACAACTGCTGGGAATCTTGGGCTGGAATGAACAACCAAGAACAAGGTGCTGGTGTTTGGTTCCCGAACAAAGGACCTATTGCGTGGCCATATAAACACGGTCATTCTAGTGGTGCTAACATTTACAGATGTCATATGTACATTGATAAAAATGGTTCTGTATGGACAATCGGACACGGTACTTCATCAAGCAATATGGAACAAGACCGTTCTTCTTCATACTTTAGAGAAGTAACCTTTAGATGGAGAGATTTCTACAATTCTGAAAACAGAAACGAAGGCGGTTACAACGAAAGAAGAAGTAGTAAGTGGACTCGTTATGACAGAATGAGAACACCTAGAGCTATTCAAATTGAAATGTCTTACGACGGAACAATGATTTTGTTTGACAATGGACAAGTATTCCACGGTGGTTACGGTTCACACGGTCAACAAGGTACTGGTTATGATGGTGCTCCTGGTTCTGCAATGTCACCTGACGGATTAGAAGATGTACACTTTATCAAAATCGCAATGAAATTAATGAACGAAGATTCAACTCATACTCCTTGCGGATTAACAGATGATGGAGATGTATATACTTGGGGTTACAATGGTTACGGTGAAATCGGAGACGGTAGAACACAAAACGCATACGGTCCTAAGAGAATACCAAGAGAATTCTTTAATGACGAAAAAATTATTGATATTTTAGCAACTGGTGGAGATAGTACTTCATTCTATGCTAGAACATCACAAGACAACATTTACGGTTGGGGAAGAAACAACATCGGCCAATTAGGAGATACAACAACAACTGACAAATACAGACCAGTATTAATGACTGGATTTGTTGCTGCTGACAATGGTGGTATCGCTGTATGGCAAGGTGACGCTCACTCATCTAATTCTGCTTTCTACATATTAGACGGAAACGGATTTATATGGGCAACAGGTTACAACGGTTATGGTAACTTTGTTGATAACTCAACATCTAATAGAACACAATTAACTCAATCAACTGCTTCTCCTAATGGAGATATAGCAGACTTCTGGACAATGTACTGGAATGGATATCATACAACATTTATGAGATTGAAAAATGGTGAAACTTGGACTGCTGGACATAGTGGTGGATACTACAACTCTGGTGATGGTGGAACTGGAACAAACCAGGCACCTGTACAAGTAGATAAGATAACTAACCTAAAAGAAGTTTGTATATGTAATACATATTCAGACCAAGGTAGAAGTTATTGGTTAACAGATAATGGTGAATTCTTTAGTCAAGGCCGTGATGTATACGGTTCTATGCCAAATAGTGTTGCTGGAGATAACTGGAACGGTGAAGATGGAACATACAAACCTTTCCACGCTTTTGTACCTGCAGGAACTAGAATTAGAACTATGTGTATTCAAGGTATTGACCAATCAACTAGCTATTACGGATTACAACCAATGGTTGGAACAGAAGATGGACAAGTCTTGCTTTGGGGTTACTCAAACAACAATAACCTAGGACACCACGCTAGTGCAACTTACTCATCAACGGGTCGTTCACAAATGTGGAATGCTGGTATTGGTAGATAATATAAATAGAAGTATAACAAATAAAGAAAACGGAGAAAAAACAAAATGGCAAAAGTAATTTATTCAATGACTGCTGGAATCGGTCAAGGTGACGACTATACTGCTCCTACAGGAGATACGCCAATCAGTTTAGGAGAATTAAGTGGAAAAACTTATTTCTCAATTGATGATGGTAATACTACTATCAAAACTGATGGTGATAATGATTCTGTATACGGTGTAGCTATTGTAACCGACGCTGACGAAAAAGCAAGTCTACAAGCTGCTTCAAACTATGTTGCACAAGGCTTGGGAAATTTAGATAACGAATTTATGAATGGTAAATCAATGATTGACTTATTAGCTGATGTGGCTGATGATACTGCAGGAACTAAAACTGCAATCGCAACTCACAAAGCTGCTAAAGCTTCATTCCTATCAAACTTAGGATTCTAAAGACAATTAATTAAAAAGAAGGTAATAGCAAATGGCACTAGATATACAAAACTTTAAAGTATCCTGGAAAGGAAACTGGAAAGATAAAGAGAAGTATTATAAGAATGATATAGTTTACTGGAGAGGTAAGTCATACAGATGTACAGAAGAGACACCTGATAACTTTACTATTTCAAGTGAATCTATGGTCAATACGAACTCTTATGGCCAATATCAGCCTACGGTTGTTAGACGGTCATATAGACCCGACAACAATAGATACTGGACGCTATTGCTTGCAGGTAACGACAACATTGAAACTTGGCAGTATTGGAGACAATATGAAAGAGGTGAAATGTGTAAAGTTGCCGATAAGATTTATCTTTGTTTGAAAAAAACAAGATATTGTAATACTTGGGTAGAAGAACACGATGGTAGACCATCAAAATATTGGGCACTTGTTTACATTAACGAAAACAAGTGGAGTACAAGAAACGAAGTTATTTCATTTAACAACCGAGCTCCGTTAGGTTGGAAATATAATATGGGTGTTGACACACAAGATAGTGCTGACCAAACATATAGAACTTGTACACTATGCTCAGATGGTTCTGATATGTGGGTAGGTTCTTCTGAAGGAACTGGTTCATCTGGATTAGGTGACGGTGTTGCTGGAAATGACGAACCTGGAAAACACTTTTCTACAGGATTTACATTTACTGATTGGATGGCTTCTACAGACAACCAATCTTGGAATATTAATGCTACAGGTAGAATGACTACACCTGATGGAAAAGCACCAAGAGTAATACAAGTTAGAAAAAATCAAAATAGAACTTTCTGGTTAATGAACAATGGTGAAGTTTACGCCGCTGGTGAAAATGGAAACTACGGTTTAGGAAATTCAGAAACTACAGATAGAAATTATAGTGTAAGGGTTACTGCTAATGATACACAAGATTGGCAAGGAAACACTATAGGCAAAACATTCAATCAAACTAAAATGGTTAAAGTCGGTATGTCCGACGCCGGACACGACGCTGGAACATCATCTTGTTTCGCATTAGGTGATGACGGTTCAGTATGGGTTTGGGGTTACAATAACAACGGTCAATTAGGACTAGGTAATCCAGGAATAAACAATTCAGCAGACGCTTCTGGTGGACCAACAAGTACTGCTTTCTATAGTGCCAATGTTACCAGACCAGTTAGATTACCTCAATCATACTTTGATGGAAGACAAATCATTGATATGTGGACTTCAGGTTCAGAAGAGGCGTGGTTTCACGCATTAGACGAACACGGTCAACTATGGGCTTGGGGACATAACCAACACGGTGAATTAGGAGTAGGAAACAGAAATGGCTCTTATTACTACACACACCCAACAAGAGTTGGTGTCAACTGGAACAGATACGGTGGAATTAAAATGTACAAGACAACTCACTCAAACGGTGGACACTCTTGTACTCACATATTAGACGGCGAAGGCTATATGTGGTTTACAGGTTACACAACTTCAGGTGCTTGGCCAATCGGCTCACCTGGTTACACAGATACGCACCATATTGGTTCGTTCAGAAGAGAAGGTCACTTCTTAAATGGAGACATTGACTTCTTCTGGTGTGGTGGAGATGAAAACAAATGGTTATATATCAGACAGAAAACTACTGGTATGCTATGGGTACACGATGGTAACTATGGTACATACGGTGGTCGTGGTCAATCAGTTGAGTCCAATGGATATTGGTATCAATCAGGTGGTCACCCAGGAAGTTTCATACATATGAAAGGTCCTAAATGGGCAGTTAATGTATGTGATGTAGGTATGAGTAGAGCTGATGGTTCTTATATGTACTCTTTCCCAATGATACTTGATGACGAAGGATTGATTTGGGGTGGTGCTCCATATTCAAACAACGAGCAAGGTATGGGTGGTGACACTAACTTTGATGACCAAGATAATAACGGTGGTAGAAACGATACCGGTCAAGGTATGGAAGACAATGAAATGTTTAGAACAAGAAAGAAAATTGTATTTCAACCAGGTGGTGGACATAGATGGACTGATTTATTCTATTCAGGAACTGGTTCTTCAAATATACCGAGAGCTCTTAACCAAAGAGGTCAAGTATACTGGACTGGTTATGATGGTGGTGCTTCGGTAACTATGAACTATGACTACTATTCAGAAGGTGCAAACTCAAACCAAGTTTCTTACTTCTTCCATTTGGGTCCTAGAGACTAATATAAATAATTATACAATAAGACTTAACGGTCTTTTACATTAAACAATTGAGGTGAAAATGAAAGCAATAGAAGAATTTGTAGAACAGGCTCGCAAGAAGTTTGAATCACAACCGTTCATTAACGACTATCTAAACAAGAAACTTAAACACAAAGAAGCTGTTGGTACTTACTTGTACAATCAATGGGTCTATGTATGTCAAATAGAAGGACATTGCAAAGACGCAGGTGTACTTGATGGTATTGAAGAGATTTGTATTAAAGAAAACCTAAAAGAAGCGTGGAAAGCAGAATGGCCTTATGACGCTAATGATATAACAAAACCTTGGGTAGAACCATCTGTAATGTACGCAACGCAAAGTTGGTGTACTTCTGTTATAGATGTTAAAGCAGATAAAGATTTATTACTCGCACACCTATATGCCTCTCATAGTGAGATAATGACCAATCAAGGTACTTCAATTCTTAAAGATAGACTTACAGAAAAATTTACAGAAGCATACAATCGTAGACCAGACGAAATGCTTAACATTATAAAACTAAATTGGGATTTTAAAATTGGTATGTCTGGTGATTTAGAAGCACACAACGAACATTTAGAAGAAGTCTTACCTAGAATTTCTTTATTCAAAGTTGCTGCTAAAGAAATTGGTGAAGACAAATCAGGTTTAAATGATATGTCTGGTGGTAGTAGAGACGAAGCAGAAGACCAAAAAGTAAGAGCAGAATTAATGGCAAATCAAATCTTTATAGGTGAAATGGATATGGATGATGTGCCAGAAGATTATCAAAGTTTTGTAAAAGAAGACTTACATCAACTTGAACAAAAGAAAAAAGAGACTGAAAAAACATTTGAAGAAGCTCCTAAAAGATGAAAACATTAAAAGAGTTAACTTGGGAACATCATAAAGAAGCAGAAAGACAACACTTTGTAAAAGTATTAATGTCTGGAAAGATATTAGAAGAAGTTTACGCTGTTTATCTTTACAATCAACATCAAGCATATAACATATTAGAAGCAGTCGCAATGGCAGATGGTTTCTTTGATGATATGCCACAATTAAGAAGAGCACCTGAAATCTTAAAAGATTTTAATGAACTATGGACTTGGAAACATAAACCTTGGTTATGTGAAAGTACAAAAAAATATGTTGAATATGTAAATAAAAATTTAATGGATAATCCTGAAAAAATAGCTGCACATATCTATGTAAGACATATGGGTGATTTATCAGGTGGTCAAATGATTAAAAGAAAGACACCAAGTCGTAATTATTATTACGATTTTAATTTTAAAAAAGTTGATGATGGTATACAAAAATATAAAAGTGTACAAGAAATAAAAGACGCATTAAGATTAAAGATAGATAGCTTTCAAAAATATTCAGACGCAAGTACACTTACAGAAAATGTAAACAATGTTGTATATGAAGCAAGAGTTTGTTTTAGTTTTGCAACGGAACTATTTAAAGAAATGATGACATTTATTAATAACAATGAAAAGAGGTTTGGTGATGGAACGAAGAAGTAGAATATGGGAAATGCTTGAGCAACACACTCATAGTATTATTGCAAATTTTGAAAGAGAAGGTGAAGAGATATTTGAACCTGCAATGAAGAAGTTTAATAGACCAGAACAAGGTTGGGTCAATAGAGTATGGAAAACACCTGAAGCAAGAAGATGTCATTTAGATGTAGTTGACGCTAGAGACGAAAAAGGTTTGTTTATGTTTCATTGTTGCGTGTTTCCTAATCTAACAAGTGAAGCACCTATATTTGGATTAGATGTAATCGCAGGTGCAAAAAAGGTTACAGGTTTCTTCCACGACTTTTCTCCTCTTGCAAAAAGAGACCATTCAATGGTAGATTGGTTTGTAAAAGAAGCAAGTCTTTATACACCATCAAAACCTAGACCATTACCTGATTGGGCGATGAAAATTTTTAGTCCAGGTATGATTGCAGCCGGCAATATTAATACTGAAAAAGAATTAACACAAGCATTAAGTATGGCACAATCAAACTTACAAGTATACTTTACATTATTAAGAAGAAACAAAGAAGTAGGAGACTTACAGGAAATCAAAGACGCACAAAACAGATACGCAAAACATCAAAGAGAAAATCCACATACACCAAGAGTTATGTTAAGTTTAGGTTTACCTGAAGATGATGTAAAAGAATTTTGTACAGACGCTTTATTTCCTTATGTGGAATAATGGAACATTTAGACAAGTTTAAACAAGTAATAACAGAATTAAAAGATGACGGTAGATACCGTGTATTCAATGATATCCTACGAACCAGAGGTAGTTATCCTAACGCAATCTGGTATTCAAAATACTCAATCAAAAAAATAGTTAACTGGTGTTCAAATGATTATCTAGGTATGGGACAACATTCCTATGTGCTAGATAGTATGAAAACAGCACTGGAGACGAGCGGAGCGGGCGCTGGAGGGACGAGAAACATCTCCGGCACAACTCACTATCACATTGCTTTAGAACACGAATTAACTCAATTACACGGCAAAGAAAGTGCGTTATTATTCACTTCAGCATACAATGCTAATCAAACAACTTTAGAAACAATGGGCAAGATTATGCCTGATTTGTTGTTTATATCAGACGCACAAAATCACTCTTCAATCATACAAGGTTTAAGGCATAGTAAATGTAGAAAAGAAATATTTAAACATAATGATGTACAAGATTTAGAAAGTATATTAATGTCTAACCCAGGACCTAAATGTGTTGTATTTGAAAGTGTATATTCTATGGACGGTGATATTGCACCTGTAAAAGAAATTGTTGAAGTATGTAAAAAGTATAATGCAATAACTTATATTGATGAAGTACACGGAGTTGGTTTATACGGACCTAACGGTGCTGGTATTTGTGAACGAGATAAAGTTGATGTTGATATTATCAATGGAACATTAGCTAAGGCCTATGGTGTACAGGGAGGTTACATTTGTGGAAAGAGAGAGTTTATAGACGCAATTAGAAGTATGGCAAGTGCGTTTATATTTACAACTAGTTTATCGCCTGTACTATGTGCTGGTGCATTAACGAGTATTAAGTATGTTAAAGACCATCCTGAATTAAGAGAAAAACTACAAGAACGAGCACAAAAAACAAAAGAAGAATTAACAAGACAAGGTATAGAAGTATTACAAAACGATAGTCATATTGTACCGGTAATTATAGGTGACGCTAAAAAATGTAAAGCAGTTTCAGATGAATTACTTTATAAAGATGGTCTCTATGTACAACCTATTAACTATCCTACGGTTGCTGTTGGTACTGAAAGATTAAGATTTACGCCTACACCATTTCATACAGATACAATGATATTTGATATGGTAGTTAAAGTAAAATCTGCAATGAGAAGATGTGGTAAAAAGAAATGAACATAAAAGAAGAGATAGATTGGTTGATAGTTGATGGTGCAAATGGTCTACAAATCTTGTGGTTTATGTTGAAACACGAACCATTTTTACAAAGTCTTATCGGATTTGGTCTATTGTTAGTGATAATGTGTTGGTATTTAGATAAAAAAGACGATAAAGGGGAGAATGATTATAGCGACCCTCACGGAAAATTATAAATATTGCTAAAGATAAAGGAATAAAACTATGGCAATACCTAACACTAGACAGACACTTATCTCATATGCAAAGAGAGCATTGGGACATCCTGTTATTGAAATTAATGTTGATGACGACCAAGTAGACGATAGAGTTGATGAAGCAATACAATATTATCAACAATATCACTATGACGGTATCAAAAGAGTATATTTAAAATATCAATACACACAGGCAGATTATAATAGAATTAATACAGATACTTCTGAAGGTGCTACAAAAAATTCTGTAACCACAACTTGGAAAACAGGAAACGGTTATATCGTTGTTCCTGATTCAATTGTATCGGTTACTAACATATTTCCTTTTTCTAATAAAGGTAGTCTGAACTTATTTGATGTTAGGTATCAATTAAGATTAAATGACCTTTACGATTTCTCATCTACAAGTGTTATCAACTATGATATTGTAATGAGACAATTAGATTTCCTAGACCATATATTAGTTGGTGAAAAACCATTAAGGTTTAATCAACACGACAATAAATTACACATTGATATGGATTGGGGAAGCGACTTAGCAGTTGGTGAGTATCTAGTTATTGACGCATACAGAAAACTAGACCCAGACACTTATACAGATGTATATGATGACATTTGGTTAAAGAGATACACAACTGCATTAGTTAAAAAACAATGGGGTGCCAACCTCTCTAAATTTAATGGAGTAGCAATGATTGGTGGGGTTACATTAAACGGACAACAAATCTATTCTGAAGCACTACAAGATGTAGAAAAATTAGAAGCAGAAATTAGAAGCTCGTTTGAATTAAACCCAGCAATGTTAATAGGATAAAAATAAAATGGCCGTTAATCATTACTTTCAAGGCGGCGATGGCATAGGTAGTCAAAATGAGAAAAGATTAATAGAAGATTTAATCGTTGAAAATTTAAAAATCTATGGTCACGCTGTTTACTATTTACCAAGAACTCTTGTCAATAGAGATTTAATTCTAGGCGAAGACTCTGCGTCTAGGTTTGACGAGTCGTATCTAGTTGAAATGTATTTTGAAACGGTAGAAGGATTCCAAGGTGAACAAGAAATAATTAGTAAGTTTGGTTTAGAAGTAAGAGACGATACAACTTTTGTAATTGCAAAGAGAAGATTCCAAGAACAAGTTGATGATACTGCAAACTTGGTAGTAGACGGTAGACCTAACGAAGGTGATGTAATTTACTATCCTTTAATGAACAAGTTTTTTGAAGTTTCATTTGTTGAAGACCAAGAGCCTTTCTTTCAATTAGGTTCTTTACCTGTTTACAAATTAAGATGTAAAACTTTTGAATATTCAAGTGAAGAGTTTAATACAGGAATTGGTGATATAGATTCAGCAGATGATAGACTATCATTAGATACAAGTTTACAATATCAATTTAGACTTGAAGATGGTACACTAAATCAGTCTTCTTATTCTGGTTTCTTACAATTAGAACAAGGTGACGCAAATGGTAATCCTCAATATGTAATACAAGAAGAATTTGATGATATTACTACAGACGGAGACGCCGCTACAAGTATACAAACAAAATCTGTTTACGCTGATAATTTAGATTTAGATTCGGCTGCAGGTTTTGATACTGCAACGGTGACAGATGATATATTAGACTTTACAGAAAGTAACCCATTTGGAGATGTTAAGTAATGTTCGGAACACATTTTTATAACGAAGGATTAAGAAAACTGACTATTGCATTTGGTCAGATTTTTAATAAGATTGTTGTACAAACAAAAGACGCAAATGGTTCAGTTGTAAAACGATTTACGGTGCCTCTTGCATATGCACCTAAAGAAAAGTTTATTACAAGATTAACACAACAACCTGACTTGCAAGATACACAATTTTCAACTATTCTACCTCGTATGGGTTTTGAAATATCTGGTCTGCAATATGACCCTAGTAGAAAATTAAATAAGTTGACAAAAACTAGAACAACAACAGATGATGGTTCTACTTCTTTTCAACAAAACAATATGAAGTTTAATTATACACCTGTTCCGTATAATATAACTTATTCTTTGTTTATCTTTACTGCAACAGCAGAAAACGGATTACAGATTATGGAACAGATAGTTCCGTATTTTCAACCTGATTATACGGTGACTATAAATATGATACCAGACTTAAATATTAAGCGTGATGTACCTATTGTTATAGGCGACATTGCATACGAAGATAATTATGACGGAGACTTTAATACAAGAAGAGCAGTAATTTATA